ATCAGCAGCCAGAGTTAGCAGGAATGCTTTCAAATGGTTCAGAGACTCACAGCATTACCAGAACGGTAGTGGACTGGGATACCAAAAATTACTCTTGAAAATTTTTCAAAATAGTGTATAATAGTACCTATACCGTAAAATTTTTGGGAGAGGTATAATACGGCGAGTGTCTCTCCCGCCGCGAGGTGGATATGGAAATTACTTTTGAAAATTATACAAAATTAAAAGAAGAAAAACTATCAAGAGCAAGTATAGCAGAACAGTTTAACATTCCAGAGTGGCAGTTAAAAAGAATAATTGCTAAAGAAGGTTGGGGTAAGAAAAGTCCTACTATACAAAATAAAACAGCTTTTGACGAGTACACAGAACTATCTTGCTACTGGGCAGGATTTTTAGCTGCTGATGGAAATATAGATTCTAAGGGCAGGATTCGACTTATGCTTAAGTACGATGATATCCTACATTTAGAAAAGTTTAAAGAGTATCTACAGTCTACACATACTGTATCTAGTAATACTACAAAATATAATAGATGTAGTTTTGAATTTACAGATAAAAATATGTGTGAGACACTGGACCTAAACTTTAATATAGTTCCTCAAAAAAGTTTAAAAATTAAATTTCCTCATTTTATGCCTGCTAATATGTATAAACATTTTATCAGAGGATATTTTGATGGAGACGGCAGCATTTGTGAAAGTTTTTCCAATAAAAACTCTACTACTGCTACATTGTACTCAACTTTTACAAGTGGAAGTTATGATTTTATTAACTTCATATGTACCTTTTTAGCTGAAAGATTAAAGCTAGGTGGGCACTTGCAAGATTTTGGAACAGATAGAAAGTGGCAGATTAAGTATAATACTAATGACTCTATTGATTTGTTACACTATATGTATAGTGATAGCACAGTGTCATTAGACAGAAAGTATGCTCTATATAAGTCTATAGTTGTAGACAATAATAGACTAAAGAGATAAAGGTATAGTCCATCCCTGTAGTAATACAGGAATAAGATGTTTATATGGTAGTGGACCCGCTAAGGTTGCGCAAACTGTTTCTAAGTCTACTGGTGAAGACTATCCACTAAGCAGGGCTAAAGACGATATTGAGCAGTATTTTACAAAGTTTAATAAACTTAAAAAATGGCTCAACGACCGCAAAGCATTTATTGAAGCAAATGGTTATACTTACAGTTTCTTTGGCAGAAAGCGGAGGCTAACAAATGTATTTTCGGCGGACAAGGGCATCGCCGCTCATGAAGTTCGTTCAGGCATCAACGCAGAAGTGCAATCACTATGTAGTGACATTAACTTGCTTGGTGCAATGGACGCCACAGATTGTATTCGTGGTGCAGGGCTAGATGCTAATATTTTCATGCTAGTGCATGACTCTATTGTTGGCTTAGTTCGTGAGGATCATGTAGACGAGTATTGCAGAATCCTACGCGAGTGTACCCAGCGTGATCGTGGTTGCGGTATCAAAGGTTCGCCAATTGGTGTAGACCAAGAGATTGGCGATGACTACAGTTTTGGAAAGTTTGAAAAGTTTTATACTCTAGAAAACGGCATTTTAGTAAAAAATGCAGTTGAGTGAAGTAAATTTTCCTGTGTATAGATTGGGTAGACACGGTCCTGTTATACACGAAGGCATTGCTTTCTATGTACACCTTCGTGAGTGTGATAGTGGTCCACCAGAAGAAGTTTACCTGATCCTAGACGACCGAAACATACCACACCAAAGTTTAGCTATGCGCAGGCTGCACTTACAAAAGCAAAACGTAAGACTTTTTAAGTTAAAAACAGCCATTTTCTTTATTGCAGATATGCTAAAACTTAGTGTGGGCGCTACTTGGTTCATAGACTCTAGCGGAAATATATTTGAGTATAAAAAGTCTAAAAAAGTACCACTTATATTTAAACGTATTACAAAACTAATACCCATACAAACTGGCGGAGCAATCATAGAAGTTGAAGGTGTAAGTAGTAGGTTTAAAACACTGTTTACACCCAGGCTAGAGGAACGTTACGCAGGTTTATTAAAAATTGGTCGTGGATACTTGCTGTACGGGCTGTATGATAAACTATATACTCAAACAACTAGAATGATATGACTAAAGCAATACTAAGCAATAGAATTTACTTCAAACCTGAAACCAGCGAACAGTATAAAGAAATTATGCAAAAGCTGACCTACAGAATTGAAGGCAAGCTGAATCCCAAAACTAAAACCAAGCCTGTAGAAATTATCCGTAATTATAAATCTCTACCTCGTGGAATTATCTCCATTCCGCAAGGCAGGCTAGACCTTCTACCCGAAGGCTATGAGATTGAAGACCGACGAGTAAAACATGATGTACCATTCCCGTTACCAAGGTTCCCTCTACGAGACTCCCAGCAGCCAGTCTATGATGAAGTTATGGATACGTGCTTTATTAACGCACTTGTCGGATGGGGAAAAACATTCACAGCCCTGCACATCGCCAGAAAGTTCGGGCAAAAAACTCTAATTATCACACATACCACTGCCTTGCGAGATCAGTGGATTGAAGAAATTGAAAACCTGTATGGTATTTCACCTGGTGTAATCGGCAGTGGAAAATTCGATATAGAAGATCACTGTTTAGTAGTAGGTAACGTACAGACTGTTACTAAGTTTATTGACAGAATCAACAAAGAGTTTGGGTGTGTTATCTTAGACGAAGCACACCACGTTCCCGCCACTACATTTAGTAATATTCTAGACGGTATGCACGCTCGTTATAGGATTGGGCTAAGTGGAACTATTCAACGTACTGATGGCAAACACGTTATCTTTAAAGACTATTTTGGCGACAAGTTTTTTAAGCCTCCACAATCTCACACCCTAAACCCGGTTGTAAAAGTTGTGCCCACAGGCGTGTTTTTAACACCTGGTGCAACTTGGGCTAAGAAAATTAATGATTTGCTGTACGATCAGGATTACCAAGAGTTTGTTGCAAATATCGCTAGTAGACATATTGCTCAGGGTCACTCTGTGCTAATTGTAGCAGACAGAGTAGAATTTCTAGAAAATGTAAAGGAGATGGTAGGTGACAGTTGCATTCTTATTACTGGGGAAACCACATATGAAGAACGAAAAGAACGACTTGAACAAGTCGAAAGCGGAAAAAAGATGTGCATTGCTGGTAGCCGCCAAATCTTCTCAGAAGGCATCTCCATTAACAGACTCAGCTGTGTAATTTTAGCCGTACCTACTAGTAATCCTATTTCACTAGAACAAATTATTGGTAGGATTATGCGATTGCATCCCGATAAAAAAGACCCAGTAGTAATTGATTTACAGTTTAGCAGTCAAGCTGAACGTAAGCAAAACAATGCTAGGTTGGCTTTCTATGCCTCGAAAGGCTGGGAAGTTATCAAAGTATAAAAAATTTACACTTGCAGCGCGGTACTACTTATGATATAATATTATTTCTGTGGCAGACTATGACTTTATTTTTCAGTTTAGAAAAGCTAGAAAAGCAGGCCAATGGTAGTGACCCTAAATTTATGCAAATTTTATGGGATCATTACCAAAGTAAACTGCTCAAAAGACCTACGCTTAGTAAAATTAAGTACAAGTCTATAAATGGTTCAAGTTATTTGCTAAACCCACAGCCATTATTTAATCAAAACGTAGATATAGCATACGTAGTTCAGTATGTAAAACTAGCCGCAAGGCGTGACTATACTCTGTTTACAGTTTTTAATCAAATTGTGTTAGACTTAAGTTTCTTTCCCGATCTTGATGCACAAGCTATAAGCAGAAACCCACTGTTAATCGTTAAAAACAAACACATTCAATTTAAATTCGAGGAAATTTACTATGGCGCTAAGTTTCGCTAAAACCAAAGGCAAAGCAATTAAACAATCATACGACTCATACGAATACAAAGACGGTGAAAACGTAGTACGACTTGTTGGTGGTGTACTACCTCGTTATGTTTATTGGCTAAAGGGTACAAATAACAAAGATATTCCAGTTGAGTGCCTTGCATTCAGCCGTGAAAAAGAAAAGTTCGATAATCTAGAACGCGATCATGTGCCTGAGTTCTTTCCAGATAAAAAGTGCTCTTGGGCGTACTCAATTAACTGCCTAGATCCACGCGATGGCAAAGTCAAGATTCTAAATCTCAAGAAAAAGCTATTTGAGCAGATTCTTACAGCCGCAGAAGACCTGGGCGATCCTACCGACATGGACGAAGGCTGGGACGTAGTATTTAAGCGTCAGAAAACTGGCCCACTACCGTTCAATGTTGAGTATACTCTTGCTGTGCTAAAATGCAAAAAGCGTTCACTCAGAGAAGACGAGCGTGCTGCCATTGCTGCAGCAGAAGACATTGATACTAAAGTGCCACGCCCCACTGCTGATGAAGTACGTGCTGCACTAGAAAAAATCTCTGCGGGTGACAGCAACGACGATGCTGAAGCTCTACCCGAAGAAGCAAAAGACCTATAAATAAATAGCCCTCACCCTAATAAGGTTGGGGGCTTTTTTCACTAATGAAGATATTATTTACAGCAGATATTCATATCAAGCTAGGTCAAAAGAATGTTCCGGTGCCTTGGGCTAAGAATCGCTTTAATATGTTGTGGCAACAATTAGAGCAAATTCAACAAGAATGTGACCTATTTATTGTAGGCGGCGATACTTTTGACCGTGTACCAACAATTGAGGAACTAGAAGTATTTTTTGAGTTTGTGCTAAGCTGTAAGATTCCTACTATTATCTACAGCGGTAATCATGAAGCACTAAAACGTAATACAACATTTTTAACTAACTTAAAACAAACTGTTAATAAGTTAAATTCAAATGTAACAATTATTGATACATTTGAAACTATAGACGGAATTGACTTTATTCCGTATAATAAACTAAAGGAATATCACCCTGGTGATATTGATTTCTATGCAGATATTTTATGCACACACGTTCGAGGAGAAATTCCTCCCCACGTTAAACCTGAGTTTCCTTTGGAACTATTTGACAGGTGGAAGGTCGTTCTTGCTGGGGATTTACACAGCTATGATAACTGTCAGCGGAACATTCTCTATCCAGGATCTCCAATCACCACTAGCTTTCATCGTAACGAAGTTACTACTGGTGTCATCATTCTTGACAGTGTTAGTTTGGATCACGAGTGGCGAAAACTAGAGCTACCACAGTTAATTCGCAAGACTATTAAAGCAGGCGAGCCTACTCCACAAACTGAATATCACCACACTATTTATGAAGTAGAAGGCGATATTAGTGAGCTTGGCATAGTAGAAGATAATGAGCTGATTGATAAAAAGATCTTAAAGCGCGAAACAGATACTGCTCTTATTTTGCACAAAGAAATGACGCTAGCAGAAGAAGTATCAGAATACTTAAAATATATCCTACAGGTAGGCGATGACGTAGTTGAGCAGGCTTTAAAGGAGTTACATAATCATGCAGAAAAATTCACAACTTAATGCTGTAGTGTGGTCTAAAAATAACTGTGCGGCCTGTGCAAGTGTTAAAATGCTACTTGGACAGCGCGGGTACACAGTAGAAGAAAGAAACATAGACTCTAAGCAGTGGACAAAACAACAACTATTTGAATTACTACCAACGGCTCGTTCAGTACCACAGGTATTTATTAACGATATCCATATTGGTGGACTAGATAATGTGAGGATGTATCTTGATAGAATTAAAGAAACTACGTTGGGGTAATCTTTTTTCTTATGGCGATAAAAACGAGATTGAATTTACAAAGTCTCAGCTATCGCAAATTGTTGGATATAATGGACACGGAAAAAGTTCCATTGCTCTTATCCTAGAAGAAGTTTTGTATAATAAGAACTCAAAAGGCATTAAAAAAGCTGATATCTTAAACAGAAATTCAGGTGCCAAAAGTTATTGGATTGAGCTAGACTTTAGAAAAGATGCCGACGAATATTTAATTAAGACTACAAGAGGCTCCACACAAACTGTTAAGCTGTTAAAGAATGGTATAGATATTAGCGGACACACAGCTACTAGTACCTATGCTATTATAAATGATTTGATCGGTTACGACCATAAAACTTTTACACAAATAGTGTACCAGAGCAGTAGTGCTAGTTTGGAGTTTTTAACTGCTACAGACAGTAATCGTAAAAAGTTTTTAATTGACTTGCTTAACCTAACCAAGTATGTCGAGGCTGGTGAAGTATTCAAGCAGGCTACTAAAGAACTTGGTGAGAAGGTAACAGGCGTTACAGCTAAAATAGAATCCGCTACTGCTATTATCAATAAGTACAGTAAATTTGATCTAGTTGAAAAAGAAGAAGTAACTGTACCAGATTCTCCAAGAGACCTAATTGAACAAGTGCAAGCACTAACAGAAAAAATTAAGTCTATTGATAGTATTAATAAAGCTATTCTGCAAAACAATAAGTACAAAGAATTACGGGATGCTATTACTTTAAATCCTCAAGTAGTTAAACCAACACTAGATATCAGTGAGTATTCTAGTAAAAAAGCTGTACTAACTAAAGTTATTGATGATGAGTCTAAGTTTGTATTAAAGATGCGTAAACTGGGCACACAGTGCCCAACTTGTTTGCAGAATATCGATAAGCAGCAGTTAGAAGATCTTGTTAGTTCGCATGAACAGCAATGCACCACTGCAACTAGTGAACTAGACTCAGTTAAAAAAGTCATCGATCAGTATAATTTGGCACTAGAGCAGTATCAGCAGGAACAAAAACGTATAGAAGAGTATGAAAAATATCATAATCTATACGACCCTAATATGCAGCAACTTCCCCTTACTAAGCAAGATTTAACAGTAGAAATTGCTGATCTAGAAGATAAAATTGCTGAAGTAAACACTGAAATAAAGAAAGCAACCGCACATAATTCTCAAGTTGTTGCTCATAATGCAAAAATAAGTGTTGTTAAAACACAGCTAGCAGAGTCATACAAAGAACTAGAAGAACTTAAACTAGAACTAGAAGCACACAACAAGCGTTTAAGTGTACTACAAGTACTAGTTAAAACATTTAGTTCTACTGGACTAGTTGCTTATAAAATTGAGTGCTTAATCAAAGATCTAGAAGAAATTACAAATAGTTACCTAGCCGATCTAAGTGGTGGAAGATTCCAGCTTACTTTTAAGATCGCTAGTGATAAACTTAATGTAGTTATTACAGATAATGGAAAAGATGTTGATATTAGTGCACTATCTAGTGGCGAAAAGGCCAGAGTAAATGCAGCAGCGCTACTTGGTATTCGCAAGCTAATGCAAGGTTTAAGTAATAATCGTATTAACTTACTTGTACTAGACGAAACTATTGAAAATCTAGACGTTGAAGGCAAGGAAAAACTGGTAGAAGTTCTTTTAGCCGAAGATTTCTTAAATACGTTTATTATTTCACACAGCTTCTCGCATCCTTTATTAGAGCGTGTGTATGTAGTAAAGGAAAATAATATATCAAGGATCGACAATGGTTGATTCTAGAGATAAAGGAGCCAGAGCAGAGGCTCAGGCTCGAAAATTATTAAAAGAGCTAACTAAGCTAGGCTGGGAACGTACGCCCGGTAGTGGTGCGCTAAATGAAAAGCATGGCTTAAAAGGCGATATATACGTTCCCAATGAAAAAAATATATACTGTGTAGAAGTAAAGCACTATAAAGACGAGCACTTTAATACTAGCTTATTTACAGGTAAAAATCCTCAGCTTATAGAATGGTGGGAGCAAGCAGTACGCCAAGGAAACCAGACTAGCAGGCTACCGCTGCTAATATTTAAACATGATCGTAGTAAATGGTTTGTAGCGTTTACAGAAATGCCTACTAGTGCTTATAGATACGTATTTGTAAACTTCGAACCATATGAATTCTATGTAGCCACACTAGAAGATTGGATTCAATACGAAGATCCAAAATTTATCGCTTGACTTAAACGGCAAAATCAAGTATAATATACTTTTAATAGAGAAATTATGTCTAAAACATTCCAACAAGTATCGGATCTTCAAAATACGTTAATGCTAGTAGACGCCTTAAACTTAGCATTCCGCTGGAAACATAGCGGCGCTGTGGAGTTTAAGGATGATTACATTAAAACTGTGGATAGTCTGCGCAAAAGCTATAAAGCCAGATGGGTTGTAATAGCTTGTGATAAGGGCTCTAGCTCATATCGTAAAAAAGTCTATGATCTTTACAAGCAAAATCGCAAAGATAAGTTCAGCGAGCAAACTCCTGAAGAACAAGCAAAGTTTGAACTTTTCTTTGAAGAATTTACAAGAACGCTTGATGAAATTGTAGCGCAAGGCAGGTATCCTCTACTTAGATTTCAAGGCGTAGAGGCAGATGATATTGCTGCTTATATCGTCAAAAATCAAAAACTATGGCCCGAAGTAGAAAACTATGTGCTAGTTTCCAGCGATAAAGACTGGGATCTGCTTATCAAGCCCAATGTAATGCGCTTTAGTTATGTAACACGTAAAGAAATTAGTTGGGATACTTGGAGTGACCACTATGACTGCGAGCCTGACGATTATATTAGTATTAAATGCTTGCAGGGTGATAGCGGTGATAATGTGCCTGGTGTACCTGGTATCGGCCCTAAAAAAGCGCAGCAATTAGTAAAAGAATGGGGTAGTGCTTATGATATTATCGCAAATCTACCCATTCAAAGCAAATATAAATATATTCAAAATCTAAATGAATTCGGTGCAGACAATCTAATGCGTAATTACCAGCTAATGGATTTGCTGGAATTTTGTGAAGAAGCTATTGGAGAAGAAAATTGCGCTGAAATTAACACAAAACTAAAAGGCTATATCACTAATGTTTAATTTTTCTATGGCGGGTATGTACCTGCTTTGTAAGTGTGAACGACCTGAACTCTTACCTTTTCGTGCTAATCCCACAGATGCAGGCTTAGACTTAAAATCAAAACAAACAGTATACCTAAAACCTAATACACGTACTATGGTTGGTACAGGTGTTAGTGTAAAAATTCCACAAGACCATGTCGGTCTCTTATTTGCCCGCAGCTCCCTGAGTAAAAAAGGCCTGCTGCTAGCAAATGGTGTTGGTGTTATTGATAGTGACTATCGTGGAGAAATTATGGCTCCACTAGTGTATCAGCCAATGCAGGCCACACATGGCGATCTACAAGAAATCCGACGCGACGAGCGCATTGTACAGCTAGTAGTCGTGCCAATTGCATTACCCAAACCCATTGAATATACCGGCGACAATGACTGGTTTGATACAAGTCGCGGCGCTGGTGGTTTTGGATCAACAGGACAACATTAATATGCAAGATACTATTTACGAAACCTTTATTGCTAAATCACGATATGCTCGTTACTTAGAAGATCAAAAGCGCAGAGAAAACTGGCATGAAACAGTAGCTCGTTACTTTGATTTTATGCAAAAGCACTTAGAAAAAGAGCATGGTTACAAAGTTCCACAAGACGAACTAGCCAAACTAATTGCTGCAGTTGAGGCTAAAGAAGTACTACCTTCAATGCGTGCACTAATGACTGCTGGCGAGGCACTAGAGCGCGATAACACCGCAGGATATAACTGCTCATACATCCCAGTTGACGATCCCAAGTCATTTGACGAAGCCATGTATATTCTTATGTGCGGCACTGGTGTAGGCTTCTCGGTCGAGCGTCAGTATATTACTAAACTACCAGAAGTACCTACCAAGATCTACGATTCGGATACTACTATTGTAGTACATGACTCTAAGGAAGGCTGGTCCAAGGCTCTGCGTCAGCTAGTTGCACTCCTTTACGCTGGCGAGAACCCAAAGTGGGATGTGTCGAAAGTACGCCCCGCAGGTGCCAGACTAAAAGTATTCGGCGGACGTGCGTCAGGACCAGAGCCACTAGTAGACTTATTTAAGTTTGTAGTTAAAATCTTTAAGTGTGCACAAGGTCGTAAGCTTACTAGCTTAGAGTGTCATGACATTATGTGCAAAATCGGTGAGGTAGTTGTAGTTGGTGGAGTTCGCCGCAGTGCGATGATCTCGCTGAGTAATTTAAGTGACGACAGAATGCGTCATGCCAAAGCAGGTGCGTGGTGGGAGCAGAATGGGCAGCGTGCTCTAGCCAATAATAGTGCTTGCTATACCGAGCGTCCTGAAGTGGGCGTATTTATGCAAGAATGGCTTGCACTATACGAGTCCAAGTCGGGCGAACGTGGCATTTTTAACCGTGAAGCTGCTAAGAAAGTGGCAGGTAAAAATGGACGTCGTTCAACAGATTTTGATTTTGGTACAAATCCTTGTTCGGAAATTATTCTCCGTCCTTATCAATTTTGTAATCTCACTACTATCGCGGTTCGTGCAACGGATACAGTCGATCAGCTTCGAGATAAAATTAAAATGGCAGCTATTTTGGGAACGTGGCAATCGACACTAACCAATTTTCCTTATCTACGCGATGTATGGCGTCAGAATACAGAAGAAGAGCGTCTCCTGGGCGTCTCCATGACAGGACCACTAGACAATGCGCTTCTTAACAATCCTGATGATCCTCTACTGGCTGAACGTCTTGAATCCCTACGTCTTGCAGCAGTTGAACAAAATAAGTATACCGCAGCACAAATCGGAATTTCTCAGTCTACAGCAGTAACTGCTATTAAGCCCGAAGGCACAGTATCGCAATTGACCGATACAGCTAGTGGCTTACATACTCGCCACAGCAAGTACTATATCAGACGAATTCGCGGTGACGTAAAAGATCCCTTAACGCAGTTTATGATTCAGCAGGGTGTTCCAAGTGAACCTTGTGTAATGCAGCCTAATACCACAGTGGTTTTTAGCTTCGCTAAAAAAGCTCCAGATGCTGCTCTAGTACGTGAAGACGTAGATGCTATCAAACATCTTAAACTATGGCTCATGTATCAACGTCACTACTGCGAACACAAGCCTTCGGTAACTATTTCAGTATCGGAGAAAGAGTGGCCTGCAGTAGGTGCTTTTGTTTGGGAATACTTTGACGAGATGAGCGGAGTCTCATTCCTACCCTATGACGGTGGCAGCTATCGACAAGCTCCGTACGAGGACTGTACCAAAGAACAGTACGAAGAACTACTTAAGCAAATTCCCGATAACGTAGATTGGGATCAAATTATTGAAGTCGAAGATAATGTAGAAGGTACTCAAACACTAGCTTGCACAGCAGGCGGATGCGAAATTTAAACAGGAATAAAATGGAACCACAAGAACAACAGCAACCACCAGTTTTAACTCTACAACTAACAGTACCAGAGGTAAACCAAGTAATTGCTGGTTTAGAGAACTTAACTAAACCACTAATTCAAAAAATTGTGCAGCAAGCTCAACAACAGCTTAATCAGCCACAATAAAAAAGCCCCGCTAGTGCAACACTAGCGGGGCTTTTTGTTTATTCATCCATCATATCTTCTTCTGATGGAGTAACAAACCATACATTGGCATTATCAGGATCCATGTTGGGATCTTCCCAGTCATCACAAGTTCTGAGAGCAGAGCAAGTAATACCCCAACGAGTACATACAGCACTTGGCATTCCTTCAATATCTGCCCATTTTGGCGTAACTGGTAGTGCAGAAGCTTTTAGTTGTGCACCTGGACCTGTTTCTAAACACTGCATGGTCTCTGAGTCATTTTTATAGTGTGCACAATTCATACATAAACGCGTACGTGCTACACCTTCAGTAACGCTCCACTTTTCCATTTTAGCTTGCCAATACTGCGTGCTAGGCTGCCGTGGATCAGCGGGTCCTAGGTTGGCATACTGTATGCAAGCTAAGTGATTGGCTAAGTTAATTTCTGGGAACATTACTGGTACTGGGCATAAGTCTGCCATGTTTAATCCTTATAAGCTAAAATAATTTCTTTACACATATCGCTACGTACTATATCGCCTTCTAGGAATCTAACGATTTCTACTCCGCGAACATTTTGCAACCTATATATTGCATCGTCCAATCCTGAATTCTTAACGTCCAACTGGTCATCATCACCGCTTAGAACCATTTTGCAGTTTTGACCTATTCTGGAGAGTAACATTTTGAATTCGGTTTTACTCATGTTCTGACACTCGTCCACTAAAACAATGCAGTCATCAAAAGTAGCACCTCGCATAAATCCCAGAGGTTTAGGGTCTATTTGTTTATTTTTAAGTGCATACTCATATAGACCCTTGCCTAGTGTACGTTCAAAGGCTGCTTGAAATGGTTCTAAATACGGAAAGTATTTTTCTTCTAGAGTACCTGGTAAATACCCCAAAGATTTGCCGACTTCTATATTAGGTCTAGTAATTATAATCTTCTGCGTTTTGCGATGAAAAAGCTGTGATGCCGCATAAGCTGCTGCTACATAAGTTTTTCCAGTACCTGCACTACCTATACCAAAAGTAATTGGATTATGTTTTATAGCCTCCAAGTATGTTTCTTGAATATAGTTAAGAGGTCTGACTTCCTGAAAATCAACGTACCCGGTTGCATCGTTATTAGTACGTTTTCTAGCTTTTTTACCACTATTTGTAGCCATAAAAATCCTTATAAAAGCAGCAGAGATTCGGCTTTTCGTCTGCGTGTTAATCCAGGCAGGACTCTACCAGCAGCCTTATTCCACTTTAAAATTTCTTCGCTTGCGCCAAACCAGTCTTTGGAATCTACCCGTTTCTTGAAAGTAGAGATTCTATAATTACCTAACCCACAATTATAGCAAAAACTTAGTACAGCAGCTATACGTCTAGGTTGCTCATAAGCAAGTGAAGGACTTAGCTTCAACATGCCGCTTAAAAAATATAATACGTGTTCTTCTAAGGCTTTTTGAGCCTGTTCTTTAGTCCACACAGTGTCAGGAGTAATATCTTTACCAGTAGAACCCCAGCCAATAGTCCACGGATGCCCGCCGGTGCCTGGATCTGGGTATGCCTTACAACCACCATCAGGAAGCCTCTTATGATACCCTTCAAAAGGTTTTATTAAACTTTCTGTGGCAATTTTAATTGCTTCCGATAGATTACTCATCTTGTAGTCCTGTCGTATTTTTCTATGCTACGACCAACAAACCAAAAGGTTAAAATCATGTTAAGCAGTCCAAAATCTTCTACTGTCCATGAATTGGTTACTAGGTGTGTCCATGTAATTCCTGCTTGGTGTCCCATGTATAATATGGCTATTTTGTATACTACGTACAGGCCAAATAGTACGTAAGTTACCATTGGTCTTACTAAGGCACTTAATGCAGCTACCCACTTATAGCTTGCTTGAGCTGTTGCACTTTGTTCTTTAAATGCTTCTTTTATAGCTTCTAGCTGTGATACACTATGATCTACGTACCGCTCTTCTAGTCTAAATTCTCCGCGAACTTTTTCTAAGTCCGTTTGTAGTGTAAACATTCGTAGTTCGTGATCGCGCTCGTTCTTTTTATCAAAAAACTTTAATATTTCTGGAGCTATTCTAAAGATACCGCCCAATAGGCTACCAATTATTCCACTACCAAGAAATTCTAACATAGGATTACCTATAATGATTATGCAAATGCTTGCGTTCTTTTTCTGCTAAGTAAGACGTATAGCAATGCTGCCTATCAAAAAATAGTAATAGGTCTATTGTTGGTCGAAAAATCTTACCAAATATTTTGCCAGACTGTTCTGTTCTGTAGGCTCGGGCAGATAGTGTTTCATCCGCGGAGCCTAACAGAATTGTATTAAGTAGTTGGTCTATGGCAATTAAATTTTGATAAATCCAATATTTTATTGAGGCCATTGTAGTACGGGAAGATCAGCTTCTATATCTTCATAACTAGAAGGCTTAGGTCTAGTACCTGCCTGAACTTCTGCTAGTATAGCGTACAGTGCGTCCCAGGTATCTTCTCGGGCTTTAACACAGTAGGTTCCTTCTACACCGTATTTAGGATGCTGACTGGTGGCGTAACTACACGCACTTACTATATTATCATAGCCACGAGTTTGAGCAAACCTATCCAGTCTTTGCTGAGTTTTATCAGTAATAGATTTTATCAGTTGCTCAGTTTCTCTGGCGTCTATAGCCGCTATTTCATCGGCATTCATATCCCTGAGGTTCCACTCTATGCCTGTCCAAGAAACCACTTGATATTTAGTAGGTACAGGAGAGTCTAATACTTCTACATATCCCGCATCTAATATTTCTTCTTGTGTAAATGTATTAGGATCTGTTCTAGTCCTACCATCTGATAGACGAATTCTATATGGTATAGGTTGAGGGTACTGATTCTTGTAAGAGTATAACATTATATGGCCTTTATACAAGCAACACGAATATTAGTAGCACCTGAAAATTGAGCAGTTATATCACTTACTCCTCTGTTAAGTGCATACCAAGAGAATAAAGTAGGACTAGTAGTTTTAGTTGTTATAGAATATGGGTAGTTATTTGGAGCAGTTGTCAAAGTACGAGCACCGTTTATAGCAAAAAAAGCTATCTGTATATCATCTTCTGCTGGATCGGAAAAGCCTAGCGGAGAATTAACTACGCCGTCCGCACTATAAGCACCCATTAAAGATACAACAGAAGGAGTACACGACGATAATGGAGTTAATTTAACTACTTCCGCGCTATACCATGTCGATACTGGTATAGTTACACTTAAATTAGTTCCACTTTCAGAACCTGTAGCATTTTTTACTGCTACCCACTGATATCCTGAACTATTACCAGAAACTGTATACCCGGAAACAGTGACTCCACTTGTAGCTGATCCGTAAGAACCATAACAAATCAGCCAATCACCTGCCTGTATGCCGCTAGGATAAACACATGAAAAACTAGTACCTGTACCCGATGCTGCACCCCCTGTAACTAAATTATTAGTTAAAAATGTATTTCCAGGCCAACTACCATTATATTTATATCTGCTAACATCATTTAATTTCCATACGCCTGGAGCAGAAGATCCAATTGGTGTAATAGGATTTTTAGTAATTATATTTCCTAAGTACTTCATTATAAATCCTCGTATGCTGAGGTTGGCGGAGTAAAGCTAGCAGTGTATCTGGCTACTCCTTTAGTAATACGTAGATCGTCTATATAAGCATTAGTAAAAGAGTTTGGAGTAGAATCATTTAAACACCCTACAGTCAATGGCCTGGTTGTTGAAGTTGCGGATACTCCAGATGTGCCTGTTTGAGATAACGTACCATTTACAAATAAACGTATAGTAGACCCATTTCTAGTTACCGCAAGATGCGTCCATGTTGTGGTCGTTAAAATACTACCAGTACTAACAGTAGTAACGGACGTGCTACCATTGGCGCATATTACGAATTCAAGAGTAGAACCGTTAGCACGAAATTGAAATAGTCCATCACCACCAACAGTTCCTTGTCTAGCCACCATTATCTGTGTTCCAGATAATGTATTAAAGTAAGCCCAAAGTTCTATAGTAAAATCTTTATTTATATCAAAAATATGGTTACTAGCTGCAGACAGGTAATC